GAGGCTGCCACAATGGATTTCCTGAACACTCAGGACATCAAGATCAACATGCTGCACATGCGTGAGTTGACCTTCGGACGTGCTAAGCGCGGTGTGTCGGGCAATGCCCGTCTGAGCGTGGATAACGAAGGTGTGAACTTCGAGGTGGATGTGCCCAACTGCGACCTCGGCATCCGTGCCCGTGAACTGACGAAGGCTGGTGTCTATGACGGCTGCTCTTTCGAGTTCTGGCCGGACAAGTACGACGTGGAAGAGCGTGAGGGCAAAGTACCCCTGGTGCGCCACACTCATTTCCGCGCCATAACAGCCCTTACTTTGGGCATGGACCCCGCCTACTTGCAAACCTCACTCCACGCCCGCGAACTCTATGACCAGACTCCCGGTGGCATCGCCGAGAAGAAGGCAGAAGAGGAAGCCAAGCAGCGTGAAGAGCAGGAGAAGCAGGAGGCACTGAAGCGCGAGATGAACCGCCGACTGGAGCACCTTCAGCGACTCGCAGACTTCGACAAGCAATTAGAAACAACAACATATTAACCCATTTTTAACCGATTAAAGTATGGAAAAAAAGACTTTTTCTCAGCTCCGTGAGCAGCGTCTTGCCGCTAACGAGAAGCTCGGCGACATCTACGTGAAGGCCGCCAATCGTGAACTGAACGACGAGGAGAAGATGCAAGTCATTAACCTCACACGCGAAATCGAGATGTGTGAGCGCGAAATGAAGGGCATCAACCTCGATGTGACTAACCAGCAGGCCAACGCCAGCCGCGAGAAGGCAAACATTGCCAAGTCGTTCCGCGAGTTGCTGTCTGAGGCTGCCAAGACAGGACAGAAGCGTGAAATCCTGTTGTTCCCCACCGATAGCAACATCAAGGGCAACGTCACCGCTTCTGGTGCTATCGAGCTGACCATCCACGAGATGATTCCTACCCTGCACGAAGGTCTCGGACTGCCCCAGGGCCTTGGCATCGTCACTGGCGTAGAGGGCAACGAACTGTGGCCCGTCAGCATCAACGACGTCGAGATGGAGGAGCCCGGTGAGGTAGAGGCTCTGAACGACCAGATTCTCGAGTTCGAGAAGATTACTCCTACTCAGAACCGTGTCGGTCTGAAGGTGCCCGTCAGCAACATGGCCATCGACAATGCTGCCTTCGACCTGATGGCATTCGTGCAGACCAAGTTCGAAATTTCCCTTCGTGAGTATCTCGCCAAAAAGATCTACTCTCAGGCTAACTGGCTGAAGAATCATGGTCCATTTGCTGGCATGGCTCCGAAGAACATCGAGCTGGGTGCCAACGCCTATGAGAACATCCTCACCGCTGTGGCTGAGTTCTCTGATAAGGGTTTCTACGAGGGCAACGTCTGCATCTCTATGGACCGCGTGACCGAGGCTAAGCTGAAGGCCACTCCTAAGATTGCCGGTGCCGCTGGTGGCTTCGTCATCGAGAACGGCCTCTGCGCAGGCTATCCTTACACCGTCAGCCACTTCGTGAACCGCACTCTCAACAGCGCAGGCAAGTTGGTTCCAACCGCCGACCGCTTCATCGAGATTGGCTACTGGGAGTTCTTCGCCCTCCAGCAGCATGGCCAGGTTCGCATGGTGGTTGATCCTATCACCCTCGCTGACAAGAACGTCACACGCGTCATTCTGAACACCGCTTGGTCTATGACTGACCTGTCAGTTTACATCAACGGTGCAAACAACGAGTCTCAGGCATTCGGCCTCTACAAGATTGTCGATGGCGAGCCTACGACCGCGTAACATCTCTCAACTCTTTTCTGGACATAGTTCGGGATGGCGGGCCTCCGATGCGATGGCAATAGGGTGTGCCCGCCATTTTCCAAGAAAAATCACACGACAATGAAAGAACTCGACGAAATCATCTACGACGCACTGACAGCTGATGAGACGCTTGCCGCTGATACCGGCGGACGCATATACTCGACGTGCATAGAGGTTCCTCCGACTGACGATGACAACACACCGCTGCCATATATCATTGTGGCTGAAGAAGCCTCCCAGAATAACCTCACAACAAAGGATGACGTATGGGAGAGCCAATACGACATAGTGAATGTGGGTGTGATCATCAACGCTGCGAGTCCTAACGAGGTGAAGCGTCTCCGCCAACTGGTGAGGAAGGCTGTCACCTCTCATGTCATCAATATGGCAGAAAGACCGTACCTTCAGAATGCCACACGCGACGGCATTGCCTGGGACTGGATGAAGCCATGCTATTATGACACCATTCATTATCAGTGTGAGGTGAAAATTTTGTAATTTAAATATTGAAAAAATGATACTCAAAGGCCAAAACTTTAGAATCCTGACACTTGCCGGTGCTAACTACAAGTGCGTCGGAATGTCTACGGGATGCACGGTGACGCTCACAAGTAATACGGAATCGGCTGCGACAAAAGACGATGTCGGTATGGCTGACAAGCCAACTGTCGTCAGCAAGTCTTGGAGCGTTTCTGTTGAGTCGCTCGACGTGACCGATGCTGCCGCCATGCTGACCGCCATGAAGTCGCTGACACCTTTCACGCTGATGTGGGACGAGACGTCTGTCACCGACAATCAGACTGGCGAGCAAGCTGCCTTCGCACGCACAGGTCAGGCATACCTGAACGATGCTACCTTCAACTTCAACGACCGTGAGAACAGCACCAAGTCGCTGCAATTCACCGGTAGCGGAGAACTCTCCAAGATCACGACAACACCTACCTACGAGCCTGTGGACGCTTCCGTCTACACCAAGGGTCAGTTCGTCCGTCTGTTCCTGAGCAGCGACAATACCACGACACCAGCCGCCGTCATTGCCGCAGCCCGTCAGTTGTCATTCCATGTGAGCCTTACGTTGGAGAACGCAACCACAAAGGACACTCCAGGAGATTGGCAGATTCAAGAGCCGACAGGACTGTCATACGACATATCTTCGACGGCTCTGATGCGTGGCAACGATACCATCACTTCTGCTGTTGCAGGGAAGTCACTGGCAGACCTTGAAGACATCTACGAGGCAGGTACTCCTGTCAAGTTCCAGATTGCCAACGTCAGCGGTGACAACCAGCGCACCAAGGGGGCGGTCATCGTCAGCGGTTCTGTCATCATTGCGACATTGACGCTGAACGGTCCAAACCGTCAGAATGCCGACTATACCACCGCACTCAACGGATACGGTGCCTATACCGTCGGTGCATAACACTACAACGCGCCTGCCGCTGCCTGTCGTTCCTCTCAGTCAAGTGGTAGGCGTTTTTATTTTTGAACTTAAATTCAGAAAAGAAAATGATAACGAAAGAAGTAACGATTTGCGGCAAGCAAGTCACATTGGCATATTGTTATGCCACCGAGATCGCATTCAAGAACCTGTGCAACGAGGACATGTTTGACTACATAAAACATGCCATTGAGTCCATTCAGGCAGAACGAGACCCAGACATCGAGAAGACCATCTATGCCATCATTGCCTGTATGATTGCGTATTATGAGGAGAAAGACAAGGCACCCATCAAGGACACGGACCTGATGAAAGAGGCAAAACCAGTCGAGATAGGAACGGCTATGCTTGCCATCCTCAGTATGCGGACAGAGTTCTACAATATCCCTAAGGGCGAACCCGAAGACAAACCGCAAAAAGGAAAGGGCAAGAAGGGAAAAAACTGACAACCGCCCACGATCTCTATGAATTGTTCGTGGGCGAAATCGGAATCCCCCGCCATGAGTTTCTCTACGACCTCAAGTTCTGGGAAGTCCGGCGCATCATCCGAGGCTACCGGAAGCGTGGAAAGATATTCATGCAACTGTTAGCCGAGAACGTATATGCTTCCACCTTCGCCATGCGGAGTGCAGAAGGAAAAAAAGTCGAAGACATGTTCCCAGGCATTTTCGATGATGATGACGACGAAGTAGAACCACCAATGACCGACGACGAAAAGCAGGAGCTTCTCGACCTGATGGCGGCAGAGAACGAAAGACTTGCTAAAATCAACAGTAAACCCTCGCAGTAATTGCGGGGGTTTTGTGTATGGCACAAGACGCAATCACAATCACCGGCATCGAGCAGTACCAGGAGGCTCTGCGAAAGATGCAAACAGACAACCCTGCCACCAAGAAGGAGTTGCAGGCCATCATTCGGCGTGCCATCAGTGAGGCGCGAAAGAACATCGTGAAGGATGCGCGGGATATACTGGAGAACGACCCTCGCAATGCTTACAAGGCGGTGCGCTCGTCGGTGTATCGTTCGATATTCGGCGGACAGGTGAACATCATTTCGTCACGCAGACGAGGAGCACCAACGAAATATCAACGCCCGCGAAAGCTCGATCAAGACCTTCACCAGCGAGGTGGTAACCGACGCCCTCGCAGCAGCGAAACGCTGAGATACCAGAGTTACGAAGGAAACGACCGTGGATTTATCCTCCGATTCCTGAATGCAGGCACAGTTGAACGTGAGACCCGATTCGGTTCACGCGGTGCCCTGCGTGCCCGTAACTGGTTCGGTATATCTTCAGCATTCCAAGTCGACGCTGCGGCAAGCCGTGTGGCTGAGGAAATCGAGAACCTGCTACAACAAGAATTTCAACAGATGTAAGATATGGCAAAAGACGTAATCACAAGGTTCAAACTTGAAACCACCCAATACGACTCCAAGCTCCGTGACGCTGCGAAGGGACTGGCAGACTACACAAAGACTGCCACTGCCGCAGGCAAGGAGTTTGGTAAGTTCACGCAGTCCAACGTGGAGGCAGCCCGTGCGCTCGGAAATATCGCTCCGAGCGCAAACAATGCCAAGGATAAGGTGAAGGAACTTGTCGGAGCTTTCAACGAGGCTACTAAGGCATACAATCATCTTACCAAAGAGCAGCAGCAGTCGGATTTCGGAAAGGCAATGTCCGAGTCATTGAGCAAACTGAAAGTGCAGATTGCCGAAGCCAAGCAAGAGCTATATGGCATGGGTGATGCAATGAAGAAAACTGGTGACGGCTTGTTCGGAGGATTGGGTGACAAGATGAGAGGCATGTTGCAAGTGTTTGCTGGTAACATGCTGACAAAGGGTGTAAGTATGCTTACCTCTGAATTGGCAGGATCGGTGCAGCAAAGCATTGAACTGGCCAGGCAAGGAGAAGGTGTGCGTATGGCATTCGAGAGACTGGACCAACCAGGTCTTCTCGATAGCTTGAAAGAAGCAACACACGGGACAATCAGTGAGTTGGAACTGATGAAGCAGGCGGTGAAGTTTGAGAATTTCAAACTGCCCGTGGAAGACCTCGCCAACTATCTCGCCTTTGCCCAACAGAAAGCCAAAGATACGGGTGAAAGCATAGACTATCTTGTCAACAGCATAACGACGGGTCTCGGCAGACAGTCGAAACAGATACTCGACAACCTCGGCATATCGGCCGCCGAACTGACAAAACGCATGAACGAGGGCGCGACGATGACACAGGCCGTGTCGGACATCATCCGTGAAGAGATGGGCAAGGCAGGCGACTACGTGGAGACAGCCGCCGACCGTGCAGCCCGTGCCGCTGCCGACACACAGAATAAGATGGAGGAGCTCGGACGCTCGGCAATGCCCGTGGCTGAAGAGTTCGCATCCGCATGGGCAGAGATCAGGAACGGA